CATTGTATGACGTTTGGTTTCATCTAGGTGCAGATATGTCCGGATATACTAAAGAAGAATTAATGTTTGCAGCAATGCATCATGATCTAGGTAAAGTAGGATTTCCGGGAGATGGTAATGAAGTGTATCAAATAGAAACATCGGATTGGCATCGAAAGAATATGGGGAGGTTATATAAGCACAATGAAAATATTCCTTTCACTATGGTACCAGATCTATCTATTTGGTTGTTACAAGAACATGGAGTATCAATGTCATGGAACGAGTATCAATCTATTAAGATTCATGATGGAATGTATGATGATTCAAATAAACCATATTTTATTGCAAGATCAGCACAAGCTAAATTAAAAACTAATATGGCTATTATTTTACATCATGGTGATCATATGGCGGCTCAAATAGAATATGAGCAATGGAGAAATCATAAAGCCGGAACACCAAAGACTGTTTCAGAAAAAAGTAAATCAACTAAAAGCACTGCTATGAAAAACTTAGCAGAAAACAATCCAAATATAGGTAGTTCTATTGCGGATATATTCAAAGATATGTCATGATTATATTAAGTATATTAACAACATTATTCCTTTCTGGTACCGTTTATTTTGCGTATCGAGCTTATGTGTTAGCAGGATTAATTACTGACTCTGAAGATTATTATGACTCAGTAGCAGACACAAATCAATACATGTATAAACGAATTACACAAACGTATAATACAATGAAACAAATTGATCGTATCGGAGCATTTGAAAAAGATGATGAAGCTGGTACAACATTTTCATTATTAAAAGAAGTAATAGACCAACTAAAAGAGGAATTTGATGCCGAGGAAGAAGAAAAAAAGTAATAACTATTACACAAAGATACAAGACGTAGCTATATGTGCGTATAATAAGTCAGATAGTGCAGTACAACGAGAAAAAATATATAGACGATTTATTTATCCGCCATTTTTAAAATTAGCAGAAAATCTAATTAATAAAATGAAGCCAACGTACATTTTAAATAAATGTTCATTTCAGGATTTACAAACAGATCTAGTTACATATTTAACAGCTAGACTAGATAAATTTAAACCCCATGCTGGAAAATCGTATTCGTATTATACTAGAACTTCTTTTAATTATCTTATTGCTGAGAATCAGAAAGCTTATGTTAAAGTAAAACAAAACAGAGAACCAATTGATGTTGATGAACAAAGAAATATCCCAACAGAAATGCATAACGATGATATGCAAGAAGTTGTAAAATATTTTATGGATGAGTTTGTTGAATATTCATATGACAATTTAAATTTTATATTTACTAACCCAACTGATATACATGTTGCTGATTCTGTTTTGCATTTATTTGAAGAACGTATTAATATAGAGGAGTTTAACAAAAAAGCACTTTATATTTTTATTAGAGAACGTACAGGACTTCCAACTACTAATGTAACACGTGTTGTTAAAACATTAAAAAATCTTTATGAAACTAAATTTCGTGAATATGCAAACAATGATTTCATGAATTTACCTTTTTAATATTTATTATTAAAGGATACCTATGGATAGAAATGATGAAATATTTAAAGGAACCAGTTTTGCTGACCTTATGCATGATGTTTATCACAATTCCAAAAAGAAGGATAGGCAGATAAATCAACTCATATCTCAGTTACAACCATTAATTCGAAACGCATCAGATGCTACTATTATAGTACCACTTATTAAAGAATACTTAGACGTTGCTGTTAAGAACGATGATCATCTAGTTAAACTAACTGCAATTGTTCAGCGTTATATATCCACTACACAAACTATAACAGGTGCTGATTCATTATTATCAGACGAAGAAAAACAACAATTAATTCATATTGCAGAAACAACTCTTTCACACGAATTAGAAGATGAAATTGAAAAGATTGAAGATGAAGAACGTGAAATCAATCAAACAATTGCAGCTGCAAAATTAAAGTTAAGGGATACCAATGCCAAATCATGATGGATTATTTGATACTGTTTTTTATGTAGCCGAAGTAAAACAAAAAGAGAGTGTCGGCGATACATATAAACGTAATAAAAATGAAGAATATCCACCTGGTAAAATAGATGGTTCTATATCTGGTGCAGATATGTTATTTGCAATAGATGTACAATATTCAATTAGTAGTCGTGTAAAATACATAAAAAACGTAAAACCTGCAAACTCTAGTATTAAACAAATACCAATACCCGGTGAATCTGTTTTAATATTTCAAACGTTTAATCATGAATCTAGTTTAAATGAATCGTATGCACAGTGGTATTATATGTTTCCTATTGCAATAAGTTCTAATGTTAATTACAATATTGTACCAACTGTTAGTGAAAATCTAGAATTAGATCAAGAATTTCCATATGAAACATATACATCTCCATTACAACCATATCGTGGTGATTTAATGATGGAAGGTCGTTTTGGTAATAGTATACGATTTAGTAGTACTATAGATTTTAAAGATGATTATTCTGAACCAGGTAATTGGCGCGGTAATACAAATGGAGATCCAATTCTTATTCTTTCTAATGGTAGAAAATATAAGGAAGATAAACAATTTGTAACCGAAGATATAAACACAGATAAGTCTTCATTATATTTAACTAGCACACAAAAAATACCTTTGGTATTAGGAAGCAATGAACAACCTAATTCATTAACTGGGTGTATCACCCCAGCTGGAAATGAAACTAATTATATAGGTTCGCAACTGTTAGGTGTTTCTGATCGTGTTATATTAAAAGCACGAACTGATTTAGCAGTTATTGATTCGCCATTAGGAATAATATTGAATTCAACTGGTGATATAAAATTAGGAGGAGAAGATGCTAGCGAATCAATGGTGCATGGCGATGTTTTATTAAATATATTACAAAATATAATTAATCAGTTAGGCAGTATAGTACGATGTGGATCGGTATATGGTTCTTTTCTTAATACGCAATATGCGGATAAAGCACAAAAACAATTACAAGAACTATTAAGTTCTAAATATTTTATAAATAAAAATACATATTAATATGGCAATAGCACCACCATTAGATGAAATAACAAAATTACCAGCTGTAGGAGTTGATTTACTACAAGGAGAGTTTAATAAATTAGTTGAGCAAGCTCTAGACGCAGCTAAAGAAGTAATTAATGATTCCGTAAAACTTCCTAAGAGTATTAAATGTGATGATCCTAGAATTGACAAAATGAAATCTGATTTACAACAAGTAACAGATGGAATTCAAAAAATTCAAGAAACTATTCCAGTTGTACAAGATGTAATAACAGGCGTTAAAACAGTGATCACTACAGCTCAGGCAATTAAAGCTACAATTGCAGCTGCACAATTATCAAATCCATTAACAGTTGCACAGTTTATAGCAGCTACTGCAAATGCTCTGCAGGATGAAATAATTGCAAATGCAGTAGCTGCAGTGATACCGTTGCAGGCTGTGCCACTCCAAACTGTGTCTAAATTAGAAACATTAGTACCGCCTTTACTTGCAGCAATTGCAAGATTAAATAAGGCGTGTAATGAAGATATAGGGTTAGAACTACCTTCTATTGCAACTGCAATAGATGAATCTAGTATAGATGATGTAGATGATGTAGATGATTATAATGATTTATTATCATCTGAATTTTATCGAGACGTAAATGTTTCAGAAACAGATTTAGATCAACGTAGTAATACAATACAACAACTAGTAGAACAACAGCAAAATTTATTAACATCATTGCAAGAAGCTCCTAGTCAAGTTTATAAACAAGCTGGACCGCCACCAGCAAAATTAGGTAAACCTGGAGATTATTATATAAATACCCAAAATAATACACCATATGGTCCAAAAAAATCTAATACGAATTGGGGAGGACCGATTAATTAACATCATACATATTTATAATAAAAAAGAATACTTATGGAATCTAAAGCACTTGTACAAGCACTTAAATCAGCCGTACGTGAGGTTATTAAAGAAGAACTATCTGAAATTCTTCGTGAAGGATTACAATCCACAGTTACTCAGTTACAAACAGAATCAAAACACAATACAAAGCCTAAACAGAAAAAATCAAAGAATAAGGTAATGTATGGTAAGAATAGATACGCAGATATATTAAATGATACACCAGCTGGAATTGAGGGGGGTACGACGTCATATTCAGATTTAATGAAAGAAGAAATGTCTAATATGTCATTTAATTCTAATGATGCACAAGGATTTGGAATGGTAAGAGGTAATTCGGCACCATCAGTTATGGCAGATCCTGATACTGGTAAAAACATGGCAGTAGATCCAGTTGTTGCAAAAGCAATGACTCGAGATTATTCAGGATTAATGAAAGCAATGGATAAGAAGAAAAAGAAAGGATTCGCATTATAATGGGATATCGTATACAAACAATTGATGACATAACAACTAAATCTGAAATAGGATTAGGTGTAGATTTATCATTTGGAAATGCTGGTATATTTAAAACATTATTTACATCTAATGATCAAGCTAAAGCTAATATTAGAAATTTATTATTAACAAGAAAAGGTGAACGATACAATCAAATTAATTTTGGTACAGATTTATTAAATATAGTATTTCAGCCTAGTAATGATGAAATAAAAGAAGTTATTTCTGCAGAAATTGGAGAAGCATTAAATTTTTGGTTACCATATATTGTAGTTCAAAATTTAGAAATATTAAATGTAGACGATGATCCATCATTAATACATACTATTAAAATACAATTAACTTATACAGTCGACGGATTTAGTACTGATGTTATTACTATAATTGCCAAGGAGAATTCATCTACTATAACAATTGAATAAAAATGAATGTAAAGAAAGATATAACATATATTAATAAAGATTTTGGTCAATTTCGAAAAAATCTAATAGATTTTACTAAACAATATTTTCCTGAATCATATACTGATTTTAATGAATCATCACCAGGAATGTTATTTATGGAAATGGCTTCATATGTTGGTGATGTATTATCTTACTATGCAGATAATAATATTAAAGAATCTTTGCTAGAACAAGCAACAGAACGTTCTAATATATTTGATATTGCAAAAGAATTGGGATATTCACCAAAAAATTCTATACCAGCATATACAGATTTAGATGTGTTTCAATTAGTTCCATCAATAGGATCTGGCAGTAATGTAAAACCAGATTATAATTATGCATTAACTATTAAACCGGGATTTCAGATAAAACAACAAGATGGTAATGCTGTATTTAGAACATTGGATTCTGTTAATTTTGGATTTTCATCTAGTATTGATACAACTGAAGTTACTATATATGAAACAGATGATGCTACAAAACAACCAATATATTATTTATTAAAAAAGAAAGCTCGAGCGGTGTCAGGGGCTATTAAAACTACATCATTTACTTTTGGTACTCCAATATCATATGACAAAGTATTATTACCAGATCGTAATATTATTGATATTATATCATGTGAAGAAACTGATGGTGATAATTGGTATAACGTACCATATTTAGCACAAGACACTGTGTTTGAAGCTGTTCCAAATTTATTAGAAAATGATCCAGATTTATCTGTATTTAAATCTGCAGCACCTAGTTTATTAAAACTAAGAAAATCATCTAAACGATTTATTACTAGGTTACGTAGTGATAATTTATTAGAAATTCAATTTGGATCCGGTGTATCAGATAATAATGATGAGGAAATAATACCAAATCCTGATAATGTTGGAAATGGATTAGCTGGATTTCGTAAGGGAGTAGATGTTGATATAGATCCATCTAATTTTTTATTTACAAGAGCATATGGACAAGCTCCAGCTAATACTACTTTAACAATTAAGTATACAATAGGGAATGGTATTTCAGACAATGTTTCATCTGATGTATTAACAGAAATTGATTTTATTGAATTTGAAACTGATATTAATAGTCTTAATAATGCTGGTACAGTTTCATTTATAAAATCGTCAGTTTCTGTAACTAATCCTAATCCTGCAATTGGGGCTAAAAATCAAGATACTCTACAAGATATAAAAAATAATGCATTAGCTAATTTTGCAACACAAAATCGTTTAGTTACGAGAGAAGACTATATAGTTCGAACATATTCAATGCCAGCAAAATTTGGTAGTATAGCAAAAGCATATATAGTTCCAGATGATCAAATATTACAACAAGATCAAATAGAAACTCGGATTGCTAATCCTTTAGCAATGAATCTATATGTTCTAGGTTATAATGCTGATAATCAGTTAGTAAAATTAAATCAGGCAGTAAAAGAAAATTTAAAAAATTATTTGGATTACTATCGAATTATGACAGATGCTATTAATATAAAAGATGCATTTATTATTAATATTGGAATTAATTTTGAAATAGTAGTACTACCAAATTATAATAGTAACGAAGTAATATTAAAATGTGTAGATGCATTAAAAACTTATTTTGATATAGATCGTTGGCAAATTAATCAACCTATTATAAAATCATCAATATCAAATATCTTAAGTAATACACAAGGGGTACAAACTGTAGTTTCCACAAAACTTACAAATTTGTATAAATTAGAAAATGGGTATTCTGGAAATGTTTATGATTTAGTCCCAGCAACAAAAAATGGAGTAGTTTATCCTTCATTAGATCCTAGTATATTTGAAGTAAAATATCCAACCCAAGATATTCGAGGTAGAGTAGTAAGTTCTTAATATCTTTATATTTATACTAAAAGGGATAAATAAATGGGCGTAATACGAACTAATCGAACAAGTATTGTAGCTGGAGGATTAATATCAGCAAGTTATGTTTCGGATGTATACAATGTATTAACTGCAAATGCTATCGAAGATATAGTTTTATCTGGATCTTTAAGTGTTAGTGGTAGTTTAACTGCATCAAGTAACGCAGTTATAAGTGGTTCGTTAACAGTAACTGGATCATTAACAGTTTCTGGAAGTAACACATTAACAAATATAGGATCATTTATAAACGAAGGATCATTTACTCAAACAGGAACTTCTTTTCTGACAGGTAATACTTCGATAACTACAGCATCAATTGGTGTAGTAAGCTCGAGCTTAATACCTGGTGTTGATACAAATTATGATTTAGGATCATCAACAAAAGAATGGAAAGATCTATATATTGATGGTACTGCAAATATGGATACAGTATCTTCGAGTGCTGTACATATTAGCGCGACTACAGCTTCATTACATGTAAGTGGAGCACTTGCAGATATTATATTTACAAATCTTCCCCAAGTCAAGCCAACAATTTCTGGTTCATTGTGGTTATCAGGAAGTGCTGGCCAGAGCTCTAAATACTTAGTTGTATATACAGGGTGATAATATATTAAAATATGAAGGGAATTAATGTTTAGAATAATTTACGCAAATAGCGATGCTACAATGTATGAGGCAACAAGTCTCAATGCATCTAATACTGGCTTAGATGAAATATTAGAAGTTAGTAAACGTTTGGATACTGATGGTGAAACTTTAGTAAAAAGTAGATTTATTGTAAAATTTGATATGTCTGATATTACTAAGACTCTTACAAAATATTCAGTAGATTTAAATTCTTGTAAATTTATGTTGCAATTATTTACAACTCATGCAAAAAATTTACCTGCAGATTACACATTAGACGCAAAATTATTAGGACAACCATTTACGAATGGTACTGGATTTGAAACAGATGACACAGCTACTACAGACGGTGTATCTTATGCTACTCCGTTTGCATCATGGTCTTTTGCTGACTATTATGGCACAAATATAACAACAGAAGATGGTTCAATTTTAAATACACAAACTGGAGGCAATTTAACTACTCAAACTACACAAACAATTTCTGGTTCATCATGGATATCAAGTAGCCAAAATATAAACACAGGAGCTCCTAGTTTATATATATCTGGATCTGGTACTGGTGGTAGTTGGCTTTATCAATCGGGTAGTGGTATTTTTAATACATCAACTTTTGATTCATCATTTTTTTATCAACCAGGATTAGATACAGACGAGTCATTTTCATATCGACCAACTGATATTAACATGGATGTTACTGGTGCAGTAAAAACATGGATATCTGGTAGTGGTGGTGTTACTGTAGATAATAATGGATTCTTAATTAAATTTTCAGATGCTGATGAAGCTGATGCAACCAAGACAGGTATAATTAGTTTTTTCAGTCGAGAAACACATACTATATATGTTCCTAGGATCACTATGTATTGGGATAACAGCACTTTTGCGCCGGGATCGTTGTCATCAGTTAATCTAGATTCATATGTAACTTATAGCAAGACTAAACCGACGTATAAAGACACTGAAATAACAAAAATTAGGATATTTGCTCGGGATAAATTTCCACAAAAATCACCAACTAATTTATTTCCAACGGAAACAGTTAAACATTTACCTACTACTACATTTTATGCAATTAGGGATGCTGCTACAGAAGAGTACATAATTCCATTTGATAATATTTATAATAAAGTAAGTTGTGATAGCATTAGTAATTTTATACATATAGACATGAATAGTTTTATGCCAGAACGATATTATCGCATAGAGTTAAAAATTGAAGATGGTTTTACTGAAGATTGTATTGATGACGAAATTTATTTTAAAGTAGTTAGATAATGGCAGATTTTGGAAGTAATCAAGCAGAAAATGAAGCAATAGAAGATAAGGATATTCTATTAGATCCAG